CCGATAACAGGAAGCTTGCGCTCAATCTGGAACTGATTCTGATTCTCCAGAATCATTGCCATCTTGTGCTTCTGCTCCGCAGTTAACTTCGGAAAGTTCATCTGCTCATGAAACTCTTCCATTTCTGCGTAACGCTTCGGCTGCTTAACCTTAACGTCTTTCGGAATGTCCTCTAAGTCAAGCCATCCGGTCTTTGCCCACTTGCGATAAGTTAACTCTGACTGGTACTTAACTCGATCTTCCGCAGAAAGAGCCGAAAATGCCTCTAAGCCTGCGAGTTCAGTTGAATTAAGCTTACTTAATTGAACTCTCATTAATTCGGCACCTCAAGAGCGCCGACTTTCTCGAATTTCGGCTTGTCATCATCCTCGGTTTCGTCATCTTCGGTTTCAGCCGTAATTGACTGACTCGGCGTCGGCTGAAATAACCTCTTTAAGCGATCCTGTGCGGTTTCTGCGGTAACGGCAGGCTTAATTGCAGCCGCCGCATCCACAAAATAAGGAAGAACCTTTGCTGAAAATTCCTCTTTCGTCTTGCACTGTTCCGCAAGTTCGAGAAAAACCTTCAGAGCCTCATCCTTCTTCGGGTGCTTAGAAGCCATTTCCTCAACATACTTAATCAAATCGTTACGAGAAACCTTCTCGTTAAGGCTTGCGACTTCGGCAGTAAGAGTTTTATTCTTTGCCAACTCTTCGTCAAGCCTCTTGAGAAACGGCTTCTCAATCTCTTCCACAATATCGGGCCGGGCCCGAACTGCTTCAAGAGTTAATTCTGGCTCCACTTGCTGAATAACCTCCTTTTCTTTGGTGACTGGTTCGATTTTTGCTTCGGCTGTTAAAATTTCAAGCCCATAAGTCGGCATTGCTGGTGAATCGGGAGCGAAGTCTACACCGTCCAGCAATAACTTCGTAGGCTTATACATCGCTTCGCCATTAACCCTGACTTCTTCCATTTCAAATCTTTTAGGGCCTGATCGAAGAGAAACTGCATTCAATTTCCCCTTCCTTAATAAGATTTGGGCATCCTTGCCTTGGGTTGTTGGCTCGATTTCGAGAATCACATAGCCAGTGCGACCCTCTTGCTCCAATCCCACAATTCCACCGATTGGTAGATAATCGTTTGAAAGTGCGTGATTGTGCCTTGCGTAAACTGTTAAAGGCTGCTTTCCAGCCTTAATCTGCTTCAATCCTTCTGCAATAGTCTCAGAAAGAAGTGAAGTTGGAAAATACACCTTTGCCGGAATGTGTGGCGGCTTGGCGATCGATTCGCCAATATAAAATGGCATTTTAACTTTAAGCGTTCCAGCTTCCTTTTCTGCCTCAGTCTGCTCCAAAATCAAAGGAGCGGGAACGTCGCCATCAAGGACTAAAATAGATTGAAATGTTTCTGGTAGTTTCATTTCCTCAACTAATTCGTTAATATTTTCTTCGGCTGTTACCCAACCTTCAGGTAGCATACTCGTTGCGCCGAGCGCCCTGGCCCTCTTTATGATGTGAGCCTTAACCCGCGCTCTCTTTCCTGCTCCAGCCCTGCCAATACTCTGAATGGCACGACGCAGAAAGTCCTTGTTTGGAATTGGAAATGAGCCATCTGGAAGCGCCACACCTTTTGCTGCATCTTTTTTGCGAGTAGCAGCAGAAACAAATTTAGATTCAGCCTCTAGTTCTTCGGTGGTTATCCAAATATCCATAATGGTCATTGCCTCTTTCATTATTTCCATTTGCACGCCCCACTCTGCCGGTAGAAATCCAGACAAAGACAACGCTTTTGCTCTTTCAGTAATAAACTGCTTCATCTCGTCCGAACCAGTACCAGCAGCCTTCCATCTTTTAACAGCGGCCTTTAAATCAGACGAAGAATTAATTGAAAGAGATTTCTTCCAACTCTGATCAGTTCCTGGTTTATTTGTAAGATCGGGAGAAGTTGAAACGTCTGCCGTTCCGGTATCTGTTAATAAATTATGCGTTTCCATTGCTCTTTGCCTTTACAGGAACCCTAGTAGTTGTCTTTCCATTCTGAAATCCACCAGCTTGACTCTTTGCTTTGACCAATTCTAGCGCCCTTGAGTGATCATCCTCTGCTTGCGCGCCCATTGCTTGTTGCTGCATTTCCATTTCCTGCTGTTTCTGCGCCTGAAGCTTCTTCTCGTTCTCTTCAATTCGCTGATTAACTTCAGCAGCTTCCTCAGCCGTCATTTCAATTCGATTAACCTGAACCCATTGTGGATCATAAATCTTGTTCATGATATTTAATTGATCGGTTTGCGCTCTCCAGAGTTCACTTTGAGCCTCGTTCATTTGATCGGTAGCCGAAAGTCTCGGCCACGTTATCTCATAAACAGTTTCTTCTGGATCACGATTATTTAAAATAAGAACGATATTGAAAAACTGCTCTAGTCCCTGTCCTAACTGTTGCTGAACGCTACGAATAAACCTAATGAACTGCGTGTCCTGAAGAGTTAGAGTTGCTTTTGCATTAACGTCCTTCTCAAACCCTAAGTGGGCAGGAGGGACTCGCAAGGTAGCAATAAACTTGCGATGCAAGTATTCAACATCGGTAATTTCATGAATTCCGACGTTTTTAGGGTCGAGAACATCGACCTGAGCCTTAGAAGGCTGCACCTGAGTTCCGATTTTAATCCATCCGGTACTAATAAAGAAGTCAGTCATCACTGAAAATGGACTATCTCGGCGCCCATCGACGTTAATTCTTTGAGTTACGCTGTTCTTGAAGTCCTCCAAAGCAACGGCTTTTTCCTTTTTGGAGAGTCCAGTAGTATCAATGTAGAAGATTAATTTAAGATATTCTCTTGTTAATCGTCCTACGACTAGGCTTTGTTCGACCGCCTGAAGCTTTTTAAAGGTACTTCGAGCAACTCTTAAATGACTTTTTCCATATGGAGTAAATCCATCATGATTTAATCGAATATGGAGCACCTGCCAGGGATAGAAAGTAGCAATAATGTCGCCAGTATCGACCACTCTTTGCTCAAAAGCACATTCATTTCGGTTGTTAACGCAACGCCCTTCCTGATATCTTGGAGCGCCCATGAGAAGGTTCCCAGTTGCGGTTTCATTGCGAAACATGGTTGAAGGCGGAAGTTGCTTAAGGTCAGCAATTTCCATATTGCTATTTACAATCGGTTCTGAGAAGGAATCCCCATATTTGACTAGGTTTCTAGCCATAGACGGGATTTTTTGATGTAATTTGCAGATTTTAACTGCCTGATCGAAGATTTCCTGAACCGATTCGTCCTGAGCCTTGATGACAAATGAAGTTTGCAAGCCATCATCAGAGGTCGTAGTGTTGTTTGCGATAATATCAAGAGCAATAGAAGCCTCTTCAGAGGCGTCATCCATCTCGTCTACTTCTCGATAAACCGCCCTTCTTCTAGTATCAATTCTAAATTGGCGGTCAAACATGGTGGCAATTCCACCAGTTTCAGTAGAAACTCCAGTAGTAGTCGTTTGTCTGTCTTGTGGTTGTGGGCCGGACAACGGTTCCTGCTGAAAAATAGCATTCGCAATTCGTCTAATAAGACCAGGATTGCGAACAGGCATCATTTGTTCTTGAGCCTGTGGAGAATTACTACCGGGAGGACTTCCTATCATTTAATAATTGTAAATTCCTTTTCGGATCGAGTATGGTACAACGCTAAGCACTTGGAACAAAATCCATATTGTCTTATTTCTTCAAGGTCTGCCAGTTTATGCATCGCCATCGGAACGGCACCGCAAATAGCTTCTCTTTTATTTACCTGAACAGCATGAACTTTTCCGTCCGATGTTCCGACCATGATAAAGGAAATTCGGTAAGCCATATTTACTCATCTGGCATAACGATTCCGAAGATTCTTTCTAGCACAGCCGGGTCGTCCGGTTCATACCGTGGAATGTTACCGTCTTTGTCCACTCCTGGGAGCCTTCCTGTGGGGGCAAGCGCCTCTCCGGTCAAAGATTCATTGGTGAGAATGTATGGATAAAACTTTCCTTCAGTTTCTACATCTTCATCTCTAACTCTTGGGCCTACAGGATTGCGAATTCGAGCGCGACCTTCCTTGGTATCAATAATTGAGATACCTTTGGACGGCCCGCCAGAACCGGGTCGAAAAATCTTCTTAAAAATGCTACTCATGCAGTTTTTAACAACCTCTTTCTGCGAACCGAGATTTCAGTCTTGTTTTCCTTTGCTCCACCCACTTGTTCCTCAAAAATTCCAACACACATGTACCTGAGAGCGTCCATTAAGTGCTCTGCCTGTTGCGGTTTTTGAGGCTGATCAAAGGTTTCGTCTTCATTATTTGGGTTCTTTTTAAAGACATAAGTGGCCTTATAGTCAAGTAAAGTCTCGCATTCTCTGGCAATTCGAAGTTTTCCAGTTACAAATCGATCATAAACTATATCTAATCCATAAATAATATCATTATTGGCAGGCTGCATAGGAAATCCGTTCTCTTGTGCAGTTAACATTTGATCTGCACCGGCGGGATCGCCGAAGGAAATGTCCACATAATCCAATCCGGCCTGAACCCATCTTTCAATGTGTTGTTTC